TCCCGCGGCTTCCCGAATCGCGTCGCCGATCTCTTCGGAACTGGTAGCGCCGAAGAAGATACGGGCGAACAGATCGGGCTTGCGAAGAATCGGGCCTTCGATGGCGACCACGCCGATGCCATCCTCGACGGAAAGCAGTGAGCTTTCGGACGCCTGCTTCGGAAGCATTCCGCCGCGATCCACCAGTCCCCGCAGTGAAGCGGCCATGGATTGCAGCGCCTCAGGCTGAATCAGCCACTCGCGATTTTGAATTACCGGACTCACGCTCGGTCGGCGGTGTCAACGCGGAGCCTGATGGCTTCCATAGCATCTCGACCGGCACGCCATGTTTCTCGGCGGTTTCGAGAATGAGCTTCGCATCACTGGCTCGGCGTTCGATTTCCTCGCCGAAGTCGGCACCGAGTTCCTGGAAATGATCTGATAGCGTCTTGAGTCCCATCTCCACGTCGGCGCGGTTTTGTTGGGCTTCGCGTCCGGCGTCCACGGTCACGCGCTTCGGCGGCACCGTGCAGATTTTCCACCAGCCTTCGATGGCCGGCAGCAATCCGCGTGAAATCGCATCGCCAATCACGTAAGTCCACACCGGGCGGATCAGTCGGCGTTCGAGGATCATCTGGCGGAACGAGAACCGACGATCCGCCTTGGCGACGATCAAACGCACACCCGCGCCGCCGATCTTGCTGGAATCCGCCGCGAACTCGAACGGGATCATTCCCAGCGCAGAGTCACGTCGCAGGTGTTCCAGAAACCCGGTGAACGTGGGGGACGGGCGGTTGGATTGAAAACTGTCGAGAGACTCGTCTGGTTTGAGTGCCACCAGTTTGCCACCGACGATTTTCTGAAGAGACACAGGGTCGCTGGCTTCCCCGTTGCCAGCCGCGCCTCCGACCACGAAATCACCGTTGTCGTCGATCTCGCCACGAGCCGTCTTGAGGATGCGCGACACGTCGGCATTGTCTTTGACGGCGTGTTTTTCGAGCGCGAGCAATTCCATTTCGTCGAGCACATGGTTGATCGAATGCTGGATCGTTGGATGTGAGCGCACACCACCGGCCCATTCGGGTTCGTGGATGTGGAGGATGGACTCCGCTGGCATGTCGCGGGTTTTACCGCTGTCCTCGATCACTCGATAGAAAAGCGGAGCGCCGAAAGGATCGAGGCCGACGCCATCCACGGTGTCTTTCGATCCGAACAGGTCGCCGATGCGATGGCTTTCGAGCAACTGGATGCGCGGTTCACCCTGAGCATCGCGGGTCTTGTGGATGAAGTATTCGCCGTCGATGTCCATGCCCCGGCAAACGAGCGCCTGGCATTCCTCGAAGGAAAACCGCCGCGTCACCTCGCAGCGGGCAGACCAGAGCGCGAAATAGGCTTCAGCGGCCCGGTTCCATTCCGGCTTTTGCGATTGTGCCTGAACGCGGATTCCGTCGCCGGTCGAGTAAATCGCCATGTTGGCAACCAACTCGCGCACAAAACCCGAGTTCTTGTGCATGTATCGCGACTTGCGAACCAGCTCGGTGCGGATCGTGGAAGTCAGTTCGTTGCGGGAATCCGTCGGCGCGGCACCAGGCACCGATCCACGGCGGGGCGACCAGTTGGCGGCTTCAAACGGCGAACCCCATGCTTTCGGGACAAGCACGGGGGGCAGCAAAAGGCAGGCGATGGATTTAAGTCGTGTCATTTCGGCAGGTAGCCGGAGATGAAGGAGGCTGCGGCAATGCGGGGTTTGCCGTAGGTGGCGGGATCAAGAACTCGAAGCGCATGGCCGCACTCCTCAAGAACCTGATCGACCGGCATGGTGAACTGCTTCGATGCCGAGCTGCCCGCCTCGTTCCAGGTCATGAGGGTTTTGCCCTCGATCAGAAATTCCTTCGCCCGCTGCTGGATCGCGAGCACTTCGGAAATCGTGAAGCCGGTGATGAAGAGTCCGCGGGCCATGGATCAGTTGCCTTTCCAAGTGGCGTTGCGTCCCCGCGTGTCGATGTGGACGAAACCGGACGATGGATAGAGGCCGAGGCCGCCGATGAACTTGCCCGCCTTGCGCCATTCAAGCAGTCGGTCATAGACGCGCTGCGGGCTGATGCCGTCGAATGCGATGTCGAGAGCCTTGAATTCAAGATGCTGGCTGAGCGGGGCACCGCCGACCGTCTTGTTGTAAGCCGGGGCGCGATACGAACTCAGGATGCGGCAGGGCTTGCCGAATGAATCGCGGAGATCGTCCACGATGCGAAGCGTCGGAACGATGTTCTTCCACAACCGCCTCGGCGGCGGGCTGTTCTTCACGCCGTTTCGCTCACGAGCAAAATAGCTGGTGAACTCGCCCGCGCCGAAGTGACGGAACCCCTGGGCCGCGAACCATTCATTGAACGAGTTCATGGCTTACTTGGAGGTGCGGGGTTCCACGACGATTTCGACGCGACCGTCCGGATGAACCCGGATGCGACCGTCTTTGTTGATGAATTCACCAGTGACCGCAGGGGGCGTGGCGCACGAGGCGAGGAACGGAACGGTCAGCACCGCCATGGCGAAGCAGAACAGCCCGACCTTGAACGATTTGTTGGGCTTGCCGTCGTCGAAGAGGTCGCCGAGAACGACAACCAGTTCCTTCAATGCCAGCGCGGCGGGACCAGCGATGAGCAGGTATTGCGCCTTGTCCGCGTCGAGCAGATTGGCGAAGCCCGAGAGGTCAATCGCGGCCATTGTGGTGAGACCGGAACCAAGGAAGGTGAGAAAGCGTAGGATCGTGACGGTTTTCATAACTCCCCGTCAGGGGTGTCAACCGGGGCGGCAGCGATGGACTCCCGTCCGACGATCTTGAGCATGGTCGCGGCGGCGGCCTGTTCCGCCTCGCAGTCGAAGTAGTGGTTCGGCCGCGAGCCGATTTGCTTCCACATCCATTGGCCCTTTTCCTTGATGCGTTGCTCGCTTTCCAGTTGGGCGAGATAGTCGTCGTCGATGTCGTCCGGCACTTCCCATGTCGGGCCTTGTGCTGGATCCTGATTACGACGCAGGCGGGCGAGCGTGTCCTTGATGTTGAGGTTACTCCAGTAGTGAACGTGGCAGTGTTGGCGATGCGACAACACCACCTTGCGCCTGGGTGAGTAGAACCGCTGGACGGTTTTGCCGTCGCGTCCCTTGTGCGGATAGACCGGGCGACGGTCGCCGATCAATGCCACCCACCCACGCTTGGCGCATTCTCGATAGACGTCGTAGGTCGCATAGCCGGCGTCGAGAAACACGAGACTTGGATGCACCTCGAATCGTTCCTGCAACACGTCGATGTCGGTGAAGGTCAGGATGCGCTCGTTCCACATGAGGCGGCTAGATCCCTCCGCCGACCAAGAGCGAACCACGACGAACAGGTGATCCATTTGGCAGTCCACCGTGATGAAGCGCAGCGGAATGAGGCCGGTGCGTTCTGGCAGCGGTGCAGCGAGGATTTTGCCCGTCTTCGGATCAATCGCGCCTTCCTCTTCCCATGTCTCGCCGCGCTTGTAGCCGGATTTGACGATTTCGAGTTTGTAATCCTCGACATATTCGCGCCATGGCAAACCGAGTCGCTTCTGATAGAACTGTTGCAGCAACGATACGTCACCTTTCCGCGCCGCCGCCTTCGCCCGCAGGTAGAGTTCGGCCAACTGCCCCCAGCTCATCGCGCACAGGGCGTTCCAGTGAAAGCCGACGTTCTCTTTCGATGCTTTTGGATTCTTGGCGACGAAGGCCCCGGTGGCATTCAGCTCGCGCCGGGTGCGCTCGCCGTCGTTGAAATAGTGATTGCACGATTCGCAGCGCATGGCGGCGGTGCGCCGAACCTCGTCAAAATCCCATTCGCCGGATTCATCCCTGGCCGATTTGCTCCACTCCACGCATTCCCACTTGAACGGCTGGCGGTGATGGCACTCCGGACAGGCGAACGTCCATTCGCGCTGGTCGGTCATCTCGAATTTGCGGTGGGTGTCGTCGTCTTCCTCGCCGCCCTGACTCATGAAAATGCACTTCCCCAGCCAGCCGAAGGCGGTCACGCGGGCTTCGGCTTCCGCCATGTGACCTTGCGGCCAGCGCCAGGTTTCGTCGCCGATCAACCAGCGGATCGAACGACGCTGGAGGTTGGTCTTGTTGTGCGCTCCGAGAATCCAGAGCGTCATGCCGTTGTTGAACTGGATCGCGTTGTTTTTCCGCTTGTGGCGGTGAACGCCGGTAGGCATGAGCCGTGCGACCGGCTGGCACTGGTCGAAGAGCTTCTGCAGTCGCGACTCGGAATAATCGCGAGCATCCTCGTCGGTTTGATCGAGCCAAAGTGCGGGTCCCGGCAGGTTGGAAATGATGTAACAGAGCGTCAGCTCGGGCGCGGTGGTCTTGGATGACTGGACGGATGCGATGATCGAAACCAGACGGATGCGGGGATCGACCAGAGATTCCATGACCTCGCGAATCCACGGCGAGTTGTCCGAGCGGAAGCGTCCCGGGTTGGGTGAATACGGAATCGCCTCGATGTGATCCTCACACCATTCCCAAGCGGGGCGACGGTCGGGCGGTTGCCATGCCTCGCGCCAGATTTCTTTGAGAGCATTCATGATTCGTGGAGGCAGCGCAGAACTTCGTCGATGGCGCGGCGGCATTCCCGCTGGATGCCGGTGGCGTCGAGACCGGAGAGCACGGGCGGAAGCTCATTCTCAAACTTGGCTCGCAAGATGGATGTCGCCTGGGCTACCAGACCGATCCATTCCTCACGGACTTTGGTGAGCGCGACGTATTCGCCCTTCTTCACCGCGATGCGCAGCTCCCGCTCTTCAACTTCTGCCAGAAGCTTTCGGGCTTTGAGTGCCTCCTCGTTGCCGACCGGCACGCGTCCGGCATTCAGTCCGCGGATACGGACGAACTCGCGCCAATCGGCCACCGGCCAAAGTCCGTTGGACAGCGCCTTGGGCGCGCCGTCTATCTTCTGCCAAGTCGAAAGCGTGCGGCGAGAAACGCCAAGCACGGCGGCGAGTTCCACGAGTGTCTTGGTGTAGGCCAGCGTTTCCGCACTGCCGGCCGCCCGGGATTCGATGCGTGTGCGTTCGGCAACCGTGAGCGGCTTTCCGGCGGCGACCTTCTTGACGATGTTCTGGAAATCGGCATCGAGGATCTTCTCGGCGATGTCCGGGGCGAGAGTTTGCCGCGCTTCGTCGTGAGATCGTGGATTGCTCATGGCTTGACCGCCACCCATCCGGCGAAGTTCAGGTGCCGCCAGAAACAATCGACCGAGGTGAAACCTTCCTGATGGAGAAGTTCCTCGTTCCAGCGGGCGGTGACGGGAACCAGCACGCCTTCCAGCGACATCCGCTTGCGGTCGATCTGACTCTCGGAATATCCGTTCTCCCGCTTGATGTTGAGGAAGAGATTCACGAACGCCTCATCGAGCTTGGCGGTGGCACCGAGAACCTTCTCTACCAGGATGAAAGCTCCACCGGGGGCCAGCGACTCGAACACCCGTCGCACGATCTGCTGGCGGTATTCGATGGGGGTGAATTGCAGGGTGAGCACCGAGAGCACGAGGCTGGATGTCACACCGGGGAACTCGTGGCGCAGGTCGGCAGACTGGATGCTGACGCGATTGCCGTGAGGGTGGTAGTTGAAGTTCTGACGCGCTGCCTCGATCATTGGATCGCTGATTTCCAAGCCGATGTAATCGTTGGCCGCGCCGAAGTTGGAGACGAACGGCAAGAGTGCTTGGCCGCGGGAGCATCCCATGTCGATAATGGCGGTGCCGGGTTGCACGAAGCGCCGACCAACCTCGAAGGTCACCATCCGCATCGCGTTATATTGCGGAATGCTCCGCTGGAGCATATCGTCGAACACCGCAGTCACTTCCTGATCGAACTGCCAGGCTCCGCGTGGAATCACCTCGTCACGTTGGGCTTCACTCATGCCCGCGTGGCGGATGTCAACGCGGCAGGCGTTTGACGATGCGCGTTCCCTCGGTCAAGCAGGTGCCTTCCGTCGTCACCCAGAAGCACGGGATCGAGAACCGGGCATACATTTCGCGGGTCCGTGGATTGCTCTCAATCGCAAGGTAGCGGGCGTCATCGCCATGAGTCGGAAACACGTCTTTTTTCAGCAGATGTTCCTTGATCGCAGGTGGATTCCACCAGCCCTTCGGCGCGAAGCACGCATCCTGCGGACGCCACCCGGTTTGTTCCTCGATGCGGTCGAGCGTTTTGATCGTCCAGGTTTCCGGGCGGGCGGTGATGAGCACGACCGTGTGAGGTCGCACGAGTTCGACGAGCCACTGGCGATATTGTTCGTTGGCCAGTCGCTTCTCCATGCGCTCGGGCGTGGTGCCGTGCTTGGGCGAGTTCGCCACCAGCGTGTAGTTGAGGTCTAGCAGGATGATCATAGGGTAATCTGAAGACGTTGAGAGAAAGAGTCCATGGCGCATTGCGCGAGTTCCATGCGGGTGCCGTCCGGATAGGGCAGGTTGAATTCGAACTCGATGGCCGCACGCAGGCGGGCTGGATCGACGGGACGTGCCGACGCACAGGCCGCGTTGATGTTGTTGGAAAAGTCATCGACCTTCACCGAGCGGAAGAACGGGCCGAAGAGATCACGGAACTCCGAAACGGTGTGATACTTCTGGACCTTGGGCTTGTCCTGAAAATCACCGATGCGGATGCCGGGTTCGTAGTCGAGGCGGAACGCGATGTTGCCCGCGTTGGATTCGTTCATGAATGCCTTGCCATTGACCTGCCGCCATCCGGATTCCCCCGCCGAAGATGCGCAGGCATAGACTTTGGTGAACGGCTTGCACAGAGCAGCGCAGAGGCAGGCGATGTGCTCGCGGTCTTCACGGAACGGCACGGAATTCAGCACGCTTGCAATGAAGATGCTCGTCCATTCCTTGCCCGCCGCCACTTCCGCGAGGAATGCGCGTGCCAGTTCCACACTCTCCGCTTTGTTGATGCCCCCTGGTCCGAGCCGGTAGGGTTCGAACGGCGTGCAGTCGATACCGGCCTGCCGCAGCAGAAAGGTTTCCGTCAGGTGGCCGGCACCGAAGTCGAGAATCGTCGAACCATGTTCCTTGGTCCAGCGGGTGCGGTCGGATGCCTTGCCGATGTCGAAGTCCTTGCATGGCTTCGCGCCATGCGTGGCGAAGATGAATCCGTTTCCAAGCTCGCGCCTGACGCGGCGTGCGCGGCGGAACGAATTGAATCGCAGCATGTCGGCATAGCGCGTGTGGATGTCGAAATCCATTGAGAGCAGATTCATCATGGCCCGGGCGAATTCCGCTTCCTCCTCGGTGACAAACACGACCGGAGCGAACGCCACGCCTTTCTCCGCGAGCATTTCCAATCTGCCGATGCCGTTGATGACCGTGAGATCCTGACGGCAGACGATGGGCATGAGGATGCCGTGGCGATGCAGCGTGCGGGCGAGGTTGCGGGCATACTGGATCCAGCGACCCGAGTTCACCCGGCAAAGATCCTTTACGCTCACTTCCGCAGGCTTGAGGCAGCGTAGGAATCCATCGCTGCCGACCTCTTTGTCGGGAATCCGAGCGGCGAGAGCCTCGATGTCCAGTGATTGCAACTCACTGGTGACCCTGCCAGGCGTGCTGTTGAAATCGAAGTCGTTGGTCGCCCGGTTGAAGACGATGTTCAGCGCCTTGCGCTGGTCGAGGTCGAGCGCCTTGGTCCGGGATACCGGAACGTGCGTGGCATCCATGCGCGATGCGACGAGGTGGCGCTGGTGGCCGGAAAGAATCTCGCCGTCCGAGTCGGCAAAGATCGGGGCGATGAAACCGAGCTTGCGAAGCGACAGTTCAATCAGGTCAAGCCGCTCGGCAACCGCTGACCGTGGGTTGTAGGTCGATGGTCTAACGGCTTCGATGGATTCGAGGGAGATGTTCATAGTCCGAGGCGGCTGCGAATTTCGTTGAGCACGCTTTCCTTGTCGAAACCGGCGTCTTGTTTCACGCGGTCGCACCACGCGATGAATTCATCCTGAGTGATGCGGAACCGATAGAGGCCAACCGCGACGGTGACGTCGCTCTTGTCGAGTTCCTTGTCGTGGCGGTCGTCGTCATCCTCGTCATCGTCATTGCCGCCCGGATTGAGCAGGCCCTCGATGTCGGCTGGCTCGAAGCCTGCGAGGATCGTGTCGAAGTCGATGGCCTTCCACTCGCTGGCGATTTTTTCGAGTTCGTTGAGATCGACGGTGGAAAGTTCGGCCAACCGGTTGTCGGCGACCAGCACGGCGAGTTCATCGTTTTCGCTGGCGAAGTCCTGATAGTCCACCGGCACGACTTCGACGCCGAGGTGCTTGGCGGCCATCAGGCGACCGTGCCCGGAAACGATCAGGCCGGTGAGATTGGAAACTGTGATCGTCTGCCGCCATCCGAAGTAGCGGATGTTTTTGGCGAGCAGCTCGATCTGTCGCTGCGGGTGCGTGTTCGGGTTGCGCGGGTTGGGTTTTAGTTCGCCCACCGGCACGAGCTTATCAAAACTGCACCAGACTTCGATGCCATTGGCGAGCGTCCGGGCTTTTGGGGAATCATCCGTCATCGCCGCTTTGGATGGTGTCAACGGCATGGGTGACTTGCGCGAGCAGCGGCAGTATCGCCTTCCACGCATCCGGTGGGCACCATCCGAGGGCAAACCATTCGCGACTGCCAGCCACGTCGCGCCATTCCACGGTGACCGGTGTTTCCCGCCGCATGTCGGGTGACCGGTATCGGAACACGGCGCGGGCGAGACGACCACAGCGGTCGAAGGTGATCTGATGGATTCTCGCTTTCATGACAGCCCCTCCGCATCCAGCCAGGATTCCAGATCGGCGAGCGCGGCCCTTACGCATCCGCCGCTGCCCACCGCGATCCGCAATGACGTCTGTCCATCGACCGGCCAGTGACGGCGGAGCATCGCGGCGATTTCCTCAGTGGACGGAGCGGCGAGCTTGATCGACTGGAAGCGTGTCTGGAACCGCTCGGTGAGCAGGTCGAGCTGCAGGTTGCTGGTTCCGACCACCGCCCGTCCTGGTGGAAGACGGTCGAGATAACTCAGGAGCAAGTCTTGTGCATCCCGCGTGCAGCGATCCATTTCGTTGATGATCTTCACCGAATAGACCCCGAACAGCGAGCTGACACCCAGCGTGCCCATCCACTGTTTCACAGTTTCGACGGTGACGAGCTTGCCGTTGTATTCCTCGATGGCGAAGCGCGTGCCGGACAGTGCATCGGCTACCATGTCGGCGATGCTGGTCTTGCCGACACCCGGCGGGCCGTAGAGTAGGATCTTCACCGGAACGGCAGGATCATCGTGGAGCTTGCGCGCCTTGGCGACGAGTCGGCGGGCGACGGTGGCGGCGGGGCCGCAGAGGTCATCGGGTCCGGTAGGTCGCCACGCCAGCGGAGAGCTTGCGGGGCACGGTGTAGGGTTCGGCAGAATCTTGAAGAGTTGTGACATGGGGATCTTGGTTGGAATTGGTGATGGCCCTGGCGACGGCCACCGCGCCCTTGCGGTAGAGGGTGACGGCGAGTAGTTCGCCATCAACGATCACCGACCAGTAGCGCGTGGCGTAGCCATCGGGTTTGCGGTATTTTTCGACTGCGACCTTCATCAGAAGTTGTAGTCGTGGAATTGGCGGCGGCCGGGAATGACCGGCTCGCCGTTGGTGGTGCGGAACCAACCGTCCTTGCGGCGGCTGGCGCGATGTGTCGCCCCTTCGGGATTGGGCGAGTATTGATAGGTCTGCTCGGTGTTGTTGGTGCAATGCCCGCCAAACCCACCGGCGACGAACTCAGGTTTCCATCCGTCGAGAACAGCGGTGTCCTCCTGCATCCAGAGGGTTTTGCCGCTGGGGCTGATGCGGATAATTGTGCAGGCGGTCCGGTCGGAGTAGTGACAGACGCTCGCGCCGTCACCGATTACCGGTGTCCATTGGGGTGCGCTCATTTACCCCAGCCCTCCCTCCGACTGCGGGTCTTGATCGTGTTTGGCGACAGGCCGAAGTGCTCGGCGGTCTGCTTCACGCTGCGGCATTCTTCCCAATGTGCCCGGACCTGTGACCACTGTTCGTCACCGTGGCCGGGATTGCCGACTTTTTTCGCGGGCTTGGATGCCTTGGCCTTGGGTGGCGTGGCCTCCGCAGGCGTTGGTTCGGGCTCAGCCGCGTCAGCGAACGCGTCGTAACGTCCCGGGCTGGCCTCGGGTTCTGGACGGGTGAGCGGCACGACGTTCGCGGCTGGCGTGACATTGCCATCGCCCCCGGCGAGGATTTCCGCGACGATCTCACGGATCAGTGGCACCGGGATTTCGGTGATGGTGAAGACCAATCCGTTGAGCGTCTTGCGCCCGAGGGACTGCTTGAGGAATTTCAATGCCTCGCCGCGTGTGCGGCCCTGATAGCGACCTTCGAATACGTTGGTTTCCTTGTCGTCGCAGACGATGTAATACAGTTTGTTCATGGTGGTGTTTGGTTATGGTTTGGGGTTGGTGACGTTGCCGTCGGTGTCGATCCGGACGCTGAACACCAGCAGTCCGGTTGGAGTTTGCTTGGCGAAGTCGGCGCGGAACTCGCGGGCATGCATGCCGGCCATCGGATCGACCGGCAGGATGCGCCGGGCGGTGAACCCGTTTTTCTCAAGACCGCGAATGCTTTGCTGCATCGCCTTGTTCGAATAGGTGTTAGGAATGGATGCTGTTGTCATAGCATCCCTCATCTGCCCGTCTGATCGGGCACGTCCATGTCTTTTTTCGTCTTTCTGTTGGATGGTTTTCATGATGGTAGTGGGCGGTTGATTTGGATGGTGCGACCCTTGGTTTCTCCTGCGACGTAGCTGCCTGAATGGAGGTGGCGGCGGCGTTGCGACCGGTTGCGGAGCTTGCCGTAGTTGTCCTCGACATAGCGGGTGATGACCGCCTCTTGATCCACGACCACCAGTCCGTATGCCTGGCGCTGGTCGGCGGCGTAGGATTGTTCCGCCCGTTGTTTCGCCGCTTTGAGTTCGGCGTTCAGGCCATCACGCAGGCCCCGGTAGTAGGACGCCTTGTCCGGGTTGGCGTGGGTCCGCTTGAACTCGTTCCAACAGCGGAAGAAGGTTTGCCGCAGGTAGTTGAAGGCGAAGATGGCAAAGTCGATGTCGGCGGCGGCACCGATGATGTCCACCGGTGTTCCGCGCCCGTTTGGCATCAGGATCGTCTTCACGTTGAAGTGCGCCTGCAGGATCTAGAGGATCATCAGGTCTGCCGGGTTGAGGGTCTTCGGCAGATCGACCTTGCCCTTGTTGACGGTGAAGCCCGCGCCGCCGGATTCGCCGCGTTCCATGCGGAGCAGTGCTGAGTCGATGTTGTGGCGGGTCATCAATTCCTGCGCCTTGGCGAGCGCCACCTTCGCTTCGTTCTCGGTGGAACCGCGGGAGCGGTCGGCCAATCGCAGGAGCTTGCGGATTTTTTCGAGGATGTCGGATTCGGATTTCATGGGATCTCGGTGTTGGGTGTTAGATGTCCTCGTCGGGCAGACCTGCGGTGATGACATTCACCGGGATGTGGGTGGATCCGCCCGACTCGCAGAGGTCGGAGTAGCGGATCTTCGCGGCCTTGAGTTCGGCGCGGGCGGTGTCCAGATCGTCCCAGCATTCGAGGAAGACTCGGCGCGGACGACCGGCGAGAACTGAGCTGCGCCCATAGGTCGAGTGGCCGTAGAGCGTCGGCTTGTTGGAGTGGTAGGTTTCGCCGCGCCCGAATTCGAGCGTCAGGCTGCGGTGTTGTTTGATGTATTCGATGTCCATGGTGATGTTTGGTTGGGGTTGGTCAGTTCAGTGGGAGTTGATGGATTTCTCGGCGTCGTTCATTCCGAGATTGCAGTAGGACTCGCCGGAATATCCGGCGGCAGCCCATTCCTCGCGGGCTTCATCGGTGAGCAGTTCGGCGACTTGTTCGATTTCCTCGATGGTCATGGCGTCTATTTCACTGGCGGTGTACATGGTGGTTTCAGGGGTTGATGGTTGCGGGTTGGATCATTTCAGCGGTGACGAGTTCGGTCGGGATGATCCCGCCGTGCGGCCATTCGACAGGCCGGATGAATCCGCGGTCGCCGTTCCATTCGGCGATCACATGGAGTGCGTTGTCTCCATCCCACTCGGGGCGGATCAGGACCAACATTCCGGTGACGTATGCAGTGTCATTTCCGGTGTGGGTAGTCCCTTTCATCGTCCCTCATCTGCCAGTCACACAACTGCTGTCCATGTCATTTTTCGTCTTTTTTCGTCCCGTTCCGAATGCCAGTTAGATGATGGATTGGCACGGTGCATGAACGTCACACGAAGCGTGCCAATCAGGCGTCATTCCGCAGACTCCGATTCTGTTTTGATTGGCACGCTTCATGAGTAAAACGATGCGGAGAAATTATGTCTTTTTTCCTCTAACTCCACTTAGCCATGGACGTGAGGTGGCACCATGGCAGATATTAACCATGACAACGCCGACCATGTCCCGCCGCTTCGGAGTCGAGATTGAATTCCTCTCCACCATCACCAAAGAGCATGCCGTCATGAGCCTGAGAGCCGCAGGCATACGGGTCGAATCCTCCTACTACACCCACGACACCACTCCCTATTGGAAGATCGTCACCGACGGCTCCTGCGGTTTGGAACTCGTCTCACCAGTTCTCGAAGGCGAGGCCGGTATCGAGGAAGTCCGCATCGCTGCCGCCGCACTGGAAGCCGCCGGTGCGCAAGTGGACAAGCGCTGCGGACTTCACGTCCATTTCGACGCCCGCTCGATGAATCTCAAAGCGGTGAAGAACCTCTTCAAACTCTGGCTCAAATTCGAGGATGTTCTGGACACGTTCCAGCCGCAGTCACGCCGGGGCAACAACAACACCTACTGCCGCACGAACCTTGACCACAGCATCATCGACGCCGGCAATCACCGGGGCCAATGCTCCCAGATGTTCCGCAAGATCGACGCCTGCCGGAACATGGATCAGATGAAGCAGCTCTACCCCTGCCGCTATCGGAAGCTGAACATCCAATCCTACTTCCGCCACCAGACACTGGAAGTCCGCCACCACTCGGGAACCACCGATCCGGCCAAGATCACCAACTGGGTGCGGTTGATGGCCCGCATGTTTGACGCCGCCGAATCCGCCGCCGCCGTCCGCAACCGCCCCGAAGACAACGGAGTCGGGATGCCCCGCATGAAGTGGTTCTTCCAAGCCATCGACGCCAGGGGACTGACGAAATTCTACACCGAGCGCGCCAAAAAACTGGCCGCCTGATTTCCACCAATGACAATGACCACCATGAACACCGAATACCACACCATCGACGGCGCGACATTCTCCGCCGTTGATGCCACCGACCTGATGACCCAACTCCGGGCCGACAGCTTCAACCCGGAAGCCGACCTGCCGTCCTACTGCCGCGCCACCGCACGGGCATCCAAGATGCAGACCGGAAAACCGCACCGCCAGTGGCCGCCCAAGGCGCTGGTCGAAGACATGCTCGCCTCTGGCCTGATCGCCACCGGCAAGCGCCATCCGGAATGGGGAACCACCAACGACTGAACGGCCATGGCATACCGAATCATGGAACCGCGTTTCCCGCTCGGGAAAACCGTGGCAACTCCCGGAGCGATGGCACTCGGAATCGACCTGGCATCCTACATGCACCGCCACCACTGCGGCGATTGGGGGGATCTCGACGAATGCGACAAGCAGGCGAACGAGGATGCCCTGATCCACGGCGACCGCATTCTCAGCCACTACAAGCTCGGCGGAGGTCGGCGCATCTACATCATCACGGAACACGACCGCAGCTCGACTTGCATCATGCTCCCCGAGGAGTATTGATCCACGCGACGATGCGCTCTATGAAGTCGAGGTCGAGCTGCTTCTCAGTCAGCCGGATGACGGTCCAGCCCGCCAACACCGCTTCGAGATACTTCTCGGCGTCCTTGGCGTAACCCGCTCCCCGGTTGTGCCGACCAGCTCCGCGCTGGAAAATCCCCCCCTCGATTTCGATCAGTGTGCGGCTTGCAACATGTGCAAAGTCGGCGCGCCACAAACGGGAAGCGTGGAACCTTACTTCCCGCTCCAGGGGCGGACCTTGCGCCACCCTCCAGAGCAGCAGAAACCTTGATTCCAAGCGGGATATAGCCATTTCCCAAGCCCCCGGAGTCAACGTCCCGAGCGTCCGTTATGTGGGAAACGCAAAAACAATTTGTCACGTAAATTCAATGAGGGTCGGGGCATCCCGGCCAGAGGCAGCGGGCTCAAATAGATTCCTTGATGCTCTTGGCAAGATCATTGGGTGGCGTATGGAAGTTTGCTGAGGTCGATCACTTGGCCAGGCTGCTTGGGCTTCGTGAGGCATTCCGGACGCCGGACCCTGATTCTGATTTGGGGCGGAGCTTGGCGCTGACGGGGTATGCTATCAACGAGAGCTTGAACGTCCGGTGTTACATCGATTGGCATATGGCCTGGTAGTTGGACGATGAACCGCGCCCCTTCATTGAGGAGCCGTGTGATCCGTTGGAGTGGAGTGGTCATGATTGGGTGAGTGGTTGCAGGGGCGGGAATTGAACCCGCAGAGGACGAGGGTATGAGACTCGCCTGGGACCGTCCCTCCCTGCGATTGGTTAGAGCGCCTCGTAGATGTCGAGGATCAGCTTGAAATCTTTCTTGAGTCCCTCGCGACGATCTTCGTCCCATTCCTCGACGGGTGCCTTCTGGGTTTCACGCGCCCACCAACGACGGATGCGGTTGAGTAGCGCGAGGTAAGTCACGTAGCCACGGTCGGCTGGATCGCCCTGAACTTCCTCCTCGGTGGCGATTCGACCGAAGTTGATAGACTTCTGCAGGCGGCGATAGCTGAGGTCATGGTCTTCGGCCTGAGTGAGCCAGTGCTTTTGTTCCTCGGGGTCTTTTAGTTTGGCCACGACCTGATGATGATAGAATGGCAAATTCTCTGTGCGCACAGAGATTTGGACGCGTCGGGCCACATAGGCGTAATTTAGCAGCGTTTGGTATTCGAGACCAGTTGCCGCAATCGCCTCGTTGTATTTCTCGCCCCATTTGTTCTCAGCATAGTTGATCCAGTCGCCGATCATGAAGCCGATGGAGCGCTCGGTATCTCCGAGTTTCTCGCCAAGTTTCTCCCACTCATCGAAGCTTAGGTCGCCGTGGAATTCGATACCACGGGGGGTGAGGGTGAATTTAGCGTGGTTTTTTTCGAGAACAGAAATGGTGTCCATGTTTTTTCTTTTTGTGATGTTTGGTTCGTGAGTTTCGATAGATCTTGCGGGCCTTCTCGCTGCGCATGGCACGGGAGGGCGGGAGGTTCAGGTGAGTGATGATGTCAACACAGCGCTTCGAGACGGCGGCGCGGGTGATGCCGTGGCGATGGGCGATTGCGGTCATGCTCTCGCCGTTGTAGGCGCTGAGTCCGAGAGCGACCGCCAGGCACTCGACGGTGAGTCGGGTGTTCCCTTCGGCGATCAGGTCGGCGACGAAGTGACGAAGTGCGTCGATGGCGTCATGCGTGACCGTGCCGGCCCTTTCGCCTTCATGATCGACCAAGGCCGCGATGTCCGGCGTGTGGCTGGCACGCGATGATTCGGCCATGTCGTGATCGGCAGCACCATTGCCATGGCGTTGCAGGCAGGGTTTGAGCAGGCCGAGTTTTTCCGCCTCCCGACGTTCTTCGATGGTCATGGATTTCACCCATGCCTCGTAGTCCCGTTCGTATTGGGCATCCTTCTTCGCCTGCTTTTTGGCGTAGTCGTCGGAGTTCATTTTGAACCCCCTTTCAGCCGATCTAAAGCTGATGGCGCTGGTCCCCTCAAGGGTGAACCAGAGCGCGCGAATCTCGGTTTACCGATTCGCGCTCTGTTTACCTTTAGGTAAACCATAAGCATTACAGTAAGGTGACTTACTATAATCCGGCCTGTTCTGTTAGTTAGGACGGGTTCAAATGGGTTCAAGCCATTTTGCACCCGAGGTTCAAACCCTGTTGAAATGACGGGTTCAAATTCCATGGCGATGCCCCCTCCACAGGCGGGTTGCTTTGTCGAAGACGAAGGGTGATCCCTTCTTCATGTTGGCGAGGCAGTAGAAGACGCGCTGGGCCTCCTTGAGCGTGCAGTCGCCTTCGACCTCGGCTATCCGGTCGGAGACGTAAGCCAGCACGGCGGACTCTTGAGGGACCTTGCCATTGGCGAGCGGAGGCATTGTCTCGACGGCGCTGGCGTAGCGGTCGGCCGCGCTGCCCATCTTGTAGGTGGCCTTCGCCTTCTCGCTCTTGGGATTGCCCTGAGGAGCCTTGAGCTTCTCTGGGTTGGCGTTCCGGTCAGTGATGAAGATCGACTCACACCAGCGGACGACGAATGGCTTCACGGGCGGCAGGGCACGCAGCGTGAGGTCGATGACGTGTGCATCATCCTCTTCGTGAGGCGTCATGGTCAGGATGACATCGGGATCGCGGGCAAACACACCCGAGCCGCCGATCCGGTCGATGGACTCCTTGCCCGCTTGGTTGCCTTTGGAGAAGTGCGCGCCGAAGACGGCCGCCGCTCCGGACTTCGCCGCCAGTTGCTCGACTTCATTGAGCAGGCTGGCGATGTCGCCGGCGTCGTTTTCATTCCGTGCCCCAAGGCCCTTGTAAATCGGGTCGATCAGGATCAGGGAATACCCGGTGTCGCGGATACGCCCGAGGATCTTGGGGATGAGCGCGGAGAAGTCGGTGGCATGGCCGCGCAGGTTCCAGATGTCGAAGCCGGTGAAATCCTCAATTTCCTTCGCAGCCGCGATTCGGTTGATCCGGTATTGGAGAGCGAAGGGTGGCAGCTCGAAGTTGAGATACAGGGCACGGCCTCGGCGCGTCGGAAATCCCCACCACGGCGAGCCGGTGGAAACCGAGAGCATGAGGTCGATCAACGACCAGCTCTTGCGCGCCTTCGACGGGCCGCCTAACACCATCTTCGCGCCCTGATGGAGAATGCCATCGACGAGCTGCGGTGGCTCCGGTTCCGGCTGGCCCATGAAGGCGTGACCGGGAAGGATCGGCGGCAGGTCGGAATTCGAGTGTGCCGCCTCCCATGCCGTCCACGACTCCGCGCCGAACTCCAGCGCGAGCAATGCCTGGCGACGGACATCACCATCGACCGTGCGCCAGCCGTCCGGACAGCGCGACAGGCGTGACGGATTCCGGTTCTGCTTGTCCAAGTTGATGCCGGAAAACCAGCCCCAGATGATTTCGACGCGGCGGGCGTATTCCTTGGCGTCCGGCGCATCGACTCGGATCCATGCGTGCAGGCTCTTGTTGCCCGAGTCGATCAACGCGGCGACCGGCATGCCACTGGCGATCACCGCATGGTATTGCTCTTCCTTCGGGATCGGCTTGCCGGTCTCGTCCCGGTCGAACTCGACCAGCACATGGCGGAATGCGGTCACATCCTCGTTCTTCGCCCCGCCCTTCGCCATTGGATTGATGCGAAGGAACAACCCGAGCTTGGTGCCGAAAACCCGGTCGATACCGCCCTTGCTCGCCACCTTGGATTTCCACTCACTTGCGGTGAGAGTCACACCACGGCGAGGAACGATTTCGCCTTCCTCGTTTTCCGCTGCCGGGGAGATTGCAACGAATTCATCCGGCTGGAAGCACGAGTCGATCAGCCTAACAAATCCATCGTCGATGGTAACCGGCAGCGCCATCGTGGATCGCTCGCGGTGAACCGGAGCCGGTGACGGACGTCGGGACGGGGTAGGCGACGACATTTTCGGTGTCGGTGCCATGCCAGTGCCGAGCGGTTCCCGTGATGTGCGGGCATAGACCGAGCGGATAGTCGTCCGCGCTTCCGCTTCGGTGAGCCCGTCGGCTAGCGCACGGGCGAGAAGTTGACCTTCCGTTTCTTCCAGCGGGTGGCCGGCGTCGCGGAACTGACAGGTCGCATCAAAGAGTTCGGCATTGCGCATGCCCTCGCTCGCGCCGCGCTGGAGGTATTCCAGCGTGCGACGCGGCAAGGCCATGGTTAGCCCAGGTGATCGGTATCGTGCCATGTGGGATCAACGGTGCGCGAATTGGGTGTCGAGAAACGCCTTGGCTTCCTCAAAGGTGGCGAGTTCCGGGCGTTGGTGGCCGTAGCGGCGCATCACGCGGACTTGTTTCGGCGTCGCCAGACCGAGCTTGCGACGAGTGATGAGGCGGTCGAGGATCAGCGATGCGTGTCCCTTGGTTTGAATGCCCCCGGTATCGAGACCGAACTTGGCCAGCACATCGATCTGCTTCGCCGTGGGCGCGTCCGCCTGCCATTGCATGGTCGGGACATAGTCAGCCAAGGCGGCTTCGTTGAGGGAGACGGCAAGCTCCAGTGGATCGAGCACACTGCCACGACGTGTCCGGTTTGCGCGAAGCCGTTCGGTGAGCGAACGGGTGCGATCCGCATTCACTTCCTCGCGTGCTTCTTCTAGGTCGCCCTCGGCACCGAGTTTGTCGGTGAGTGCCTTCGCGTCCGCTTCGTCTTCGGCGATCAGGTTCGCCGGCCGCATCAGACTGTGCTCTCCCGCCTGCCAAAGGAAATCGAGCACGAGCAAGTGATCCTTGCCTGGCCAGATCCGGGTGCCGCGTCCGATGATCTGCGAGTAGAGCGCACGCACCTTGGTGGGTCGCAGGCACACGACGCAATCAATCGACGGTTCGTCATATCCTTCGGTGAGCAACATCGCATTGCAGAGGATGCGTGTCTCATCGCGGCGGAACCGCTCAAGCGTCGCCTGCCGCTCGGTCGTCTGGCCATCGACATGTTCAGCCAACAAACCACGGTCGCGGCAGATTTCGGCAAAGCGTTTCGACACGGCGATCAAGGGCAGGAACACGAGCGTCTTGCGGTGACGATTTTCCACCATCACATCCGCGATCTGTTCGAGATACGGTTCGAGCGCATGCCCGAGATCGTCGGCGCTGAAATCACCTGCCGTGGTGCGCACGCCGCGCAGGTCCATCCCTAACGGAACGGTCTTCACCTTGATCGGCGAGAGCCATCCCTGGTTGACCAGATCCAGCAAGGTCACCTCGCAGGCGATGTTCTCGAAATAGCGTCCGAGGTTCTTCTTGTCGCCACGGTCAGGCGTCGCGCTCACACCCAGCACCTTCGCGTGGTCATGGAAATGCCCGAGCGTGTTGAGATAGCTGTCGGCCAAGGCGTGGTGCGCTTCATCGACGACCACCAGGCCGAAGTGATCCCGCGGCCACCGCTCACGGCGCTTTTCACGCATGAGCGTTTGCACGGAAGCCACTACGACCGGAGCATCAAGGGACGCTCGCTCTTCGCCCATTTCCACCTGAGCTTCGATGCCAGTGGATGCGCGGAGCTTGTCCACTGCCTGGGTGATGAGTTCCTCGCGGTGGGCGAGGATCAACGTGCGCTGGGGTTGGTAATCCTGTGCCAGTCGGCTGAACAGGATCGTCTTTCCAGCGCCCGTCGGCAGCACGCCGAGCTGGCGGTCGAATTCCTCAAAGCCCTTGTGGATGTCCTGCCGGGCTTTCATCTGATAGGCGCGAAGGCCCATCTTTTCAGAATGGCTCGTTGTCATTACGGCGTGCGGGTTGGGGTTGAGTGGCGGGCTTCGCGGTGCCGACAATCCAGGCGGCGACCTTGTTGCGTTTCTTTCCGTTGTATTCCTCGACGGTGAGTCGGGCGGTGCCGGTGCGGCCGATGACGTGATCGGCGGTGATCTCGACGTCCTGATCGGGAGTGACCTCCTCGCCGGTGGCGGCGCGGAAGGCGTCGATCTTCCAGAACGCAGTCGGGATGAACACGAGGAAGTCGTAAAGATAGCTGCCAGCGGATGTCTTGAGCTTCAGCTCGATCATCTCGTGGCCGCCCTTGCTGATTGTCTCAATCGCATCGACGACTTCGACTTCATGATCGCCCGGTTCTACAAATTCAGGGCGTTCGTTGGGGATGGATGCTGTATAGGATGGCATGATGTTAGTTTGGTTTGGTTGGTTTGAGATTGGTGGATGGCATGGGGTTATGAATTGGTGGATGTCTCATCGCTCCGCCCGGAGAGCGGGGGCTTGACGTGGGCTTTCGGCTGGCAGGCGTGACGTGCCAGGACGCCACAGGCGGCCTTTTCGGCATCGGCGAGGACTGCGGATGGAAACCGCTTCCTGCCCGTCATCCACTCCGCCGCGATCCGCAGGTAATAGGCTCGCGCCGTCGTCTTCCTGAGAATCGGTCTTTGAATTTTGTTGGATGTCATGGCTTCGGCTTGGTTTTGGATTGCTTGAGATAGGTCGATGGCGCGGCGTGCTTCACCGCCTCCTCCGGGAATGCCTTCTCGCTTGGCATCCGCTCGCTCCACAGGTCGCGGAACTTGGATGCAGATAGATTTCCGTAAGCCGCGAGCACCGGACCGAAACCCATCGTGGCGATGTGGTGGCCCACGGTTTCGCAATCGACGAACTCGCTGCCCTTGCGTGTGACGAGCTTCCAACCGGGAACCTCGCCGCCGGTCTTGATGCGCTCGGTGGCGATCTTCTTGGCGCGGTCGCGGAAGTCCTCGACCACCGCGCTGGCTGCTAGAAAGCGACCGAGCTTTTCCGGGTCTGCGAGCACGGCATCGAAATCGAAGCCGGGTTCAGTGACAGCCAGTGTCTCACCGACCATCGCCAGCCGCGCCGGACAGGTATCCGCCTTGGCACACCAGGAACAGTATTCGCAGGGATTCGGCTGCTTTGCCGGGTCGTTGAATGATTTGACGACCTGATCGACGATGGCATGCGCTTCTTCGTAGGTGAACTTGTGAGTCTCGATCTCGCGCTGGTCGCAGAACAAGAGATGAGCTGTCCACTCGCCGGCAAAGTGTGCGCCCATCAATCCGAGCGCGTAAGCCGCCATCTGCTCGCGGTAGTTGCGCCGCGCCCCGGTCTTCAGATCGAAGTGGCTGAACTTCGTCGGCACAATGGCATCCGCCGTGCCCGTGAGATTGAGGATCTTCACCCGGCAGTCGTCCTCACGGGCAAGCACCCGCTCGCGGCCCGACATCGCCCGCACCATCGAGACCGACCAGGAAACGGCGGCGATCTCGTCAGCGGTGAGTTTGTTCGTCAGGGTGAACCGTTCTTCGAGTCCGAGCAATTCGGCGCGGAACGCGGTGTCGAGAAGCGTGCCGCGCTCGGCGGCGGGGCCGGCCACGGGATTACTCTCGTAGCACGGGCACACCGCGAGCTTCGGCAGGTTAGATGGACGGAGGGCGCTCATGATGCCACCTCCTTCTGATTGGCGGCGGCCCACTCGTTGACGGCGGCGATGAAGCGATCAGGCTCCGACAGCATCCGGTCCGCGTAGGCCGGATCCAGGTTGTCGATGGATTCAAGCGGCCCTTCCTGGGTGTAGCCGAGCTGGCCGCGGGCGACTAGGAAATCGACCACGTTGGCCATGTCGGCCTTGTGCTGGAACGCGGCGAAGATCCGGTCGGTGAGGGATTCGGCAGGGGCCTTTGCTGCCGGGGCAGCGACCTCCGGCTTTGCGGCGACGGAGCCCCCCGACTCCGCCGCCGCGCCGAACACCGGGGCCAGCGCCTCAGCGGTGAAAGGAAGCTTGTCCGGAAGACCATGGCGGTTTTTCGCGTCGTAGGCCGCCGCGTGGGTGGAGAACAGAACTCGCTCCTTGCCACCGACACCGCGCATCTTGCCGTTGTCCTTTTCGGCGACCTTGGTGACGTAGTTTCCGAAAAGGACCACGTCGGCCCATTCTTTGAGCAGGGGAGCGACCTGCTTGCTGAGCTTCAGCTCGAAGCGGTCGTAACTGCCTGCCTGGTCCGGAGCCTCGAACTTGCGCACCGTAGCGTGCGCCAGGAACACGACATGCATCCCTCGGGCGAGCAGGGTATCGAGCGAATTGAGGAACCGGGCGAACTCTTCGGCCAGAATGACCCAGCCCTTGCCGTAGCCGAAATCCTCGATGCTGTCCTTGTTCGCTTTCCGGCAAAGGTGCTCGATCAGGCGCTTTTCCAACCAGTCGGCGGTGTCGATCACCAGCGTCCGGAATTCATGTTGCGTTGACGCAAGCTGACCGATGACCGCCGTGATCTCCTCCCATGTCGAGGCGGAGTCGAGTCGGACGACGTCCAAATGGTGGGTGCCGCCTTCGGTGTCGAGGAAGACGGGGTCCGGCAGACGGCCAGCGAGCGTCGATTTGCCGACGCCTTCGGGTCCGTAAACGACCGCCTTCTGCGGCCGGGTGATTTTGCCCCGGCGAATCGCCAGGGAGCGGGGTGGGTTGGTAGCTTGTGGATTCATTGTGAATTAGTGTGTATGATTTGTATGACTCAAGGGCGAAAAAAGGGGTTTGGATCGTTGAGGAAACGACGAAGTGCCCGGTTGATGACGTTCGAGGACGACAATTCGTGGTCGGCTGCAAACTTCTTGAGGCGTGTCAAATCCTCGGGCTGAATCCAAAAAGTCGTTGGAATACCGCGAGTTGCGGTCGATTTGGACTTCGGCGTGGTGGCCGACTTGGCGGATGGCTTCTTGGGACTGGTCTTCATTGGCTGGGTGGTTCAGTTCGTGTCTGAGAGAACCTCTAAGTCATACACGGGATACGCGACAACCGAAAAATATGACCTGACCGCAAATTCCTACTTGATCCTATTAGGCCGGCCTCCTACATTCACACCCAGTTCACACGTTATGAACGAGACCCCAATCACCGAAGGGCCGGAAAAAGCCCCCGAACGCCGCGTCAAATCCGTGAATTTCACGGACCTGGCACTGTATGACTACGCCAGCCAGCGGGCCGACAACCTGTATGGCGGCAACTTCAGCGGCTACGTCACCGCGCTCATCGAGCGCGACCGGTCAATGGCCGAATCACGTCGGACGTTTCACGATCTTGAAGCCAAGATCCTCCAGATCATCGAGCCTTACGGGGGAAGATTGGGGAAGGAATCCGATCCGTTTGATTTCGAAGTTCCCAAACTCGATGTGGTGATAGAAGCGCGGTCCAGATTCCCGCGTGAGCGCCACCTTGAATACCAGCTCCTGAGTTCCATGCAGAAGGTGTCTTTCACCTCACCGCTCACACGGGTCATCGTCACCTACCCTATCGACCTAGCTGACGCTGAAAAAGAACGCTTCCGCCAATTCGAAACAGCCGGAATCGAGAACCTGCGGGCCTGCGATCTTGCCGAGATGGAAAAATTCCTCGCGTCACTCGACCATCCAGAAACGGAAGCACTGGAAGACGCATTGTTAGATCAGGATAACGCTGGCAAGCCCCTGAAAACCCCACACCCCTGATCCCACCGAATGCCCATGCCAGCCATTATCGACGGAGGGGTGTTGCCCGAAGGCATCCACGATTGCACGTTGGATGAAGTGCGCGGCATGTTCGCCTCATCGGGCGAGCGGGCACGATTGTTAGACCGCTTTGATCAGTTCGTTGAGCGCCTCGGTGAGTTCATTCCCGACAACCGAGTCACACTTTACCTCGACGGCAGCTTCATCACCACATGGGAAGGATGCCGTGACATTGACGTCATCATCGAGGCCCGTGAGTTTGAGCGGGAAAAATCACGCCACCTCCGCACGCTTGTCAGCGGGCCGGTGAAGCAGGAGTTCATCGAGGTTTACAAGGTCGTGCTGCATGTCGTCGTTCCCGGCCTGCGCGGACGCGATCACCGCCAGTGGTTTCAGAAGGTCAAGGGCGAGGAAGCCTGGCGTTTTGGAAATGAAATCGAAGCTCTCAAGAAAGGGATTGTCCGTCTAACCGTATGAACCCTCCCTCCGACAATCTCCCATGGCAACAGTTGGTGGACCGCAAGGCGCGGGAACTCTTCGAACAGGTTGCGGCGACGTATGACTGGGTGAAAGTCCACGGCAACGGCGATCCAACCTTCTTCAACGACATGGCCGCAGACCAGTTCAACTGGCTCCGCGAACTCTATGCCAACGAGCTGCCGCTGGCCAAGATGCTTGACGAGTCCGACCTCACGGTCGAGTTGCGCGGGCCGGCCACTGAAGCCGCTCATCCTCGTCTTGGTGTGGTGGCATCGACCTTCACCAAGATTCGGAAAAACGTGGCGCAAGTGACGAAGGCAGTCGCCGGGGTCCGTGATCCCCAGAGCAACCAGCCGTTCCACATGCCCGAGGAAATGGAGCTCGGATTCAGTTCCCTCGTCCACAACGGCACAGTCCGTTTTGGATTCTCCCTGCCTCGTCCCGGCGAACTCTTGCTGAATCAGAACGATCCACTCTATCAGGCGGTGGCAAGCGCGGTTTCCGCGATCAAGACTGTTAGCTTCTCTCTCTCCGAAATCGACGACGAGGCCGAGGTGGAAGAGGTGGTCAAGCGGGCGCTCACCGACCCGAAACTCCGCGATTCGGCGCTGATCGCGGTGCGCGAATTGGCTCCGTCTGTAAGGTCCCACGGTATCAGTGGAGTCACCATCGCAGGTGGAGGAGTCCGAGCCGCCGATGTCCGTCCCCTCACCAAAGAGAGCCGCCTAACCGTTCGCCACATCCTAGCCACGCCGGTCAAGCGCACAGAGGTCATCACCATAAGTGGCATCGTCCGGGAAACCGACCTGGACGACAAGCGCTTCGAAGTCCGCGGCATCGAGGGAAACACCGTCACCGACCTCCGCTGCATCTACGGTCCCAAGGTTGCCGACCGGATCGCATCCATGTGGCTCAACCACCGGGTCGAGGTCACGGGGCGGGTCGAGCGTGACGCAAGCGGTAGGGCCAGGCTGATGAAAGTCGCTCACCTGAAGCTCGTCGATGCCCCTGATAATGCTCAACAACAGATCGAATTCGATTTTCCAGACGAAAACACTTAA